ACATGGATCCTGACTTTGTGCGAGGAGAGTACATGAAAATGGTCGATGAGGGTCGAGTACATTTTACCCAGTTACAGGTATCCTGGATTAAGTATAGAGATTTATATAAGAGGTATCGAGAATGTGGGAGTAAAGAGGAGAGAAGAATTATTAAGAAGCTTATTTTAAAAGAGAATTTAAAAAGATTAGAGGATTAGTCATGGGGGACGAATGAATCTAACTCCTGGGGGGAAAAACCAGAGAGCAATTATTGTTAGACCCCCAGAAGTCATTAACCAAAGTTTATAAGTGTTAAATAACACAGGTCAACTGTAACAGAATACCGGCCACCGGGCAATGGAAAAAATTATACTATATAGATTATCTAGAGTGATTGAAAAAGAAAAGTGCTCAGGGGGTAAAAGAGGTGTATCTGGTGTATCTAATGTTCTATTAGTCAATAATACCAATGGTTTTAATCAATTTTAGTGGTGTATCTATGGTGTATCTATGGTGTATCTGGGATACACCACTCTTGCGGGAACGTTATCGAAACTATTTAGGGCTATTACATTAGGTTAGAATAATCTATATAGTAGAAATTATGAGTAAATTTAAATTAACACTGATGGTAGGTAAAGCGTTATATAAACCACTTGCTAAAGTAATTAATAAAAACAGAAAACCAACTAGAGACTATAGAAAAGCACAGGCTTCAAAAACATCTAAAGAATTAGCTACTTTGAATAGAGCTCAAGAGAGATTTGAAACAGCTAGGGACTATAGTGATGCAAGTAAAAAAATAATGAAATACAAAAAAATTCCAAAAGAAGGTAGAGATGCTTTTGATGATGCTTTTAAAAGGGTTTTGAAAAAAAGAGCTAAAATTAGAACTATATTGATGGATCCAAAATATCTAAAAACAAAAAAAAATAAAAGAGGCGGTTTTATTTAATTATGATGAAGAAATTAAAGTTTTTGAATGAAGTTAGAAAAGTTGTGAACAGGGAAATAAGAGATGCTTACAAGTCTTATAGGACTTCTTCACCAAAAGGCAAAAAAACTGCTGATATTGTCAAAGATAGTAAAGTGACAAGAGCTGTTGCTAAAGCAGATGTTAAATCTGGAATTACACAAGAATTAAAAAGCAAATTTAAATTTGAAGAAGATAAATCTAAAAAACGAATTATAACTTCAGCTATAAATAAACTAAAATAATGCCTGGTGGACTTAAAAAGAAATCGTTAAGAACCGAACTTGATCTAACTCCAAAACAAAAAATGTTTGTGGAGATATATGTTAAAGATTGGGGTTCGATTACACAAGCTGAAGCTCTAAAACGTGCAGGTTATGTGTGTACTAATGAAAAAGATTATGGATCTGTTGCATCTAGAATGTTGTCTAGAAAACACAGCCCCCATATTGCAAATTATTTTGATAAATTATTTGATCTTGAGAAAAAGAAATACGAAAGTGACAACCTTAGAAGATACAAAAGGTTAGAAAGAATTGCTGACAAGGCAGAGAAAGAAAAACAATTCGCTGCCGCTATTAACGCTGAATATAGATCTGGTCAATTGGCTGGTGCGTATGTTGATCGTAAGGAAGTAACTGTTAGTGGTTTGGAGGGTATGTCACGTGAGCAACTTGAGAAAAAGTTATCGGAACTATCAGACAAAATCGATGGCTTCAATGCCAAGACGAATGAGGTTGAGTCCGAAGACGTTACAGCAATTGAGGAAAGCTAGTTGGTCGGAATGGTTAGATGTTTTTAACCAAGTACATAATTCTACCATCACCACTTCAATTGGTAAAATTAAGGTAGAGATTGATGACTAAAAGAAAACGACAACAATCAAAAATACTTAACTTTGATTTTAAAAACCTCGGAAATATAATCGATGATTACCCATTTGTAGAAATAGAATGGCTTGATATCGAAGGTGACGCTGGCTGGTCTAGCACAAAGGATTTGAGCAAAGAACAATTACCTGTATGTGTATCAAAAGGTTATTTGTTAAGTCAAAAGAATGGCATTACTAGAATATTTAGTGATTACATCAAGTCAAAAGACAAACCAACATTTGACAATATTGGTGCAACAACTATTATTCCAACAGCTGTAATTAAATCAATTAAGAAACTAAAAATATAAAATACTTACTTAATCATGTCTAATAAAAATGGGGAAACTAGGCTATGGCAGAAAGTAAAAAAAGGACTGACTGATTGCTTCTTAACACGCATAGAATCTAGCACAATCAATGGTATTCCCGATATTCACGCAGTCATAGGTAGTGAAGTTTTTTGGATAGAATTAAAATCAGATTCATTAAGTTATCCCAAGCTAAATAAGTGGCAGATTGTATGGATTAACAAATATATTAAAGCTGGTGGTAAAGTAATTATATTAAAAGAAAACTTGGCAAAGACCCTCTCGCATAGTGCCCTTAAACTGTACAGACCAGTGTCCGTTTTCACGGATCCTCGGTTACTGGTTCCTCGTTCCTCGTTCTCGGCACCTTACAACTGGCCACAGATCCAGCAGCGTATCCTTCAGGAGCTGGGATCACCTCCTCAGGCAGCGTGATCCTCGTTCTCGTTTCCTGGCCACGTTACATTTTACCTCTTTGTTAACGTGGCCTGGTGACGGGACCTGCAGCTCAGGAGTAAGATCTCGTTTCTCGTTGACAAACCTCGCTAGTTCTCGTTAAACTTAACTGCACTGGCCCTGCCAGGCAGCTGGTACCCATCCTTCAGGATCACCAGCGTAGTTCTCGTTCTCGTTTATGGATGAAACTCGTTCTCGTTCACAGGCCAACGGTGAGTCTTCTGCAGCTCAGGACTCTGGTGCATGGATCACCTTAGGGAAAAACTTTTGCTTGACAGGTATCCCATGATATCGTATGGTCAGACTAAACAAAGGAGAAACAATGGCAATAGATTTTGATGCCCTCGATCTCGTTCGAGGAGAGAACAAAGCTCGTTCATATAATAAGAAACTAGATGAGCTTACGCAGCGTAATACTAAGCTGGAGGCCCAGGTGAAAACTCTCGCTTCCCTACTCGGTGACATGTGCGTACAAGCAGATGAAGACACACCTTCCAGCAGCAGGACTGAGCATTTCAGGAGTGCTATGGATAATGCATATGAATACCTAGAGAAAGAAAAATTAATTTAGGACTTGACAGGTATCCCATCGTGTCTTATATGTAGTTCGTTAACCAAAGGAGAACTACATGACACATAAAAGTTACAGCTCAGGATTCGGATCATTTCCAAATCCTACGCCAGTGGACAAAGAGAAACCTGCTAAGCAAGAAGACAAACCTGAAGAAGGCAAAGTATACGCACTGACCGGTGCCCGGGGCACGCGCTGCATTGCAAACGGTAATACCTGGAAAGACTCGGAGGTTAAAGATGACTGATGAAGTGAAGGAATGGTTCCTTAAGCCAACCATCACCGAATGCCTCGTGGAGTATCAGATGCAGGAATTAGGTTTGATTTCAGACATTGCCAAGCACGGATGCAGCGGAGGCGTTGCTGGTATTATATATTACGATGAAACAACTTCGTTTCATGAGCAGCATGAGGAAGAGATATGGCAACTGGTCCACGATCACGCGGATGAAGCTGGTCTACAGAGTGGTGAATTTCTTCAGCATGTATCCAAAGACCCAGGCTCGTTGAAACAATTGCTCAATGATCTCGTCTGGTGGGCGGTCGAAGTTAGAGCTCAGGAGGTCCTGGATAATCCTTCACCTGCAGCTGGTAACTGATGTGGTCGTAGGACTCGTTAGCCTCTGGTTTTTTGGCTGGTTAATGTTCCCTAACTTAACTGGCTGGATCACCTTCATCTTTTGCCTCTCGCTCGTTGGGTTCTTCGCTTGATCTCGCTCCTCGTTTACTAAAAGTTACCTTCTCAGGACGGTGAAGGTACTGTGGGATCAGATGGCAGCTAAGCAGATGTCTCTCGTTTCTCGGCATGAAAGGGTTTTGTTGGTTTGAAGTAAACTTAACTACTCCTCAGGACGCCGGTGAAAACTGCCTTTGGAAAAGCAAATGGTTAGGTTTCTACTTTAGAATGGTTCTAAGTTATAGTTTAGAATAATTCTAAAAGATAATTGTTGCATTAGTATATAAGATACGATAAGACATTAGACTTAATCAACAAAGGAGAAAGTTATGGGACTAGATCAACACGCACACCTTCGAGGTCAACAGGTAGATTGGGACAAATACTATTCTGATGATCAAGAAGAACAATCAAAAGTTTTTGTGTGGAGAAAACACGCAAGACTTCAACAGTTCATGGCAAAGAAATGGGACGAACAAAACGCACACCATGAGCATGACGGTATGCTCTCAAGTTTAGGATTTAATTCTGATTGTGATGCACCTTGTTATATGACTGAGGAAGTTGTCAAAGAATTAGCCGAACAGATACAGAAAGATTTTTCTGACTACCCTGCGACTGACGGATTTTTCTGGGGGCAACAGTTTCAAGAGGAGAGTGTTAAAGAGTACAAGGAACAAGATATCAAGTTCTTGAAATTCTGTGAACAAGCTATCAGCGAAAAGAAAGTCGTTGAATATTGGTGTAGTTGGTAATGGCTACTGATGAATTTACCAAGCTAATGAAAAAAGGCGAGGTGGACGATAGTTATAATATACGAGGCGACAATGTCGCCTCGTCTCGTTCTCGTGAGGAAAACATTTTCCATACTATTAAAATTTATATCAAGGGGGGTTGCGTGGTGTCGGTGGATAATTTGCCAGAATTATTTGATTATGAAATTATAGACTATGATGTGAGTAAGGAATAAATGCTAGTTTTATTATTGGTAGACCTAATAAACTTAATTAAAAAAAAGATAAATTAACTATTGAATAAGATTTCATAAGATGTATTAATTAGGAGTATTTATAAAAATACATAACTTAACAAAGAGGTAAAAATGCAAACAGCAAAAAAGCTAAAGCAAGACGAAAAAAAAGTAGTCCTAGCTTATGCAACACTAAAGCTAAAAGCAAATAGACTTAACAAAGAGTTAGATAGCATGAAAGAGCATGTTGTTAATCTATTTGATAGAACAAACCAAAATCTAGTTATTGTTCAAGATGAGCATGGAAATAGTTTTGGTATCCAAAAGATTAATCGTAAAAGAAAAAATCTTGATAAAGATAAATTTAAATTAGCACATTTAGATTTATGGAATAAGTTCCAAAAAGAAATAGAGTATGCTGAATACAAAGCGATTGGAGATAACAATGCCCAATAGTTTAATGAATATTGCTCAAGCCTTAGCTAATAAAGTTAAGACTGAAGTAGGTACACAAACTCAACAACAACTGGACGAAAAAAGAACAACCCAGTTGAATTATGAATTGATGTATAAAATGTTAGAAAGTGAAGTTGAAAAACACATTTTAGAAAATCAAGGCAACAGATGTGTTGATGAGTTTAGACAAAACATACTGACTAAGTTTAACGATTTAGTACAGATACTTATTAAATAATAAACAATACGTGGGTGCTAACGCACCCACGTCCACACACCTTGTATAGCAAGGCTCATACTCAATCTTAAAATCGTTTTTACTTTTACCTGTCTAGGAGTTCGCGTTCTAGGGCTGGGTTTTGTGGTGCGAAAGGGTTTACAAAGTAGGATATACAAATATACTAGGGTCCCAAACGAGATGAAAATAGAAAACCTAACTGAAGAAGAATTAAAAGATATAATTCTGAAAAAACAATTGGAGTGGATCAAGCTCTGTCAGGATAATTTTTTAGTTTTCGCTGAGTCTGTTTGGCAAGATTTTATATATCGTAAAACAAAGGACCCAAAGAAGTACGGGCACCATCAAATTATTGCTGAAGCATTCCAAGATATTGCAGATGGAGACGCAAAGAGGCTCGTGATCAACATGCCACCACGTCATACTAAATCTGAATTTGCATCTTATTTATTCCCTGCTTGGTATATTGGAAAGTATCCAAAGAAAAAAATTATGCAAGTTTCTCACAACGCTGAACTTGCTTCAAGGTTCGGTAGCAAAGTTCGTAACTTAATGAACACCAAGGAGTATAAAGAAATTTTTGGAAGTGTTACACTTCGAGAGGACAGTAAAGCAAAAGGCAGGTGGGAAACCAATCATGGTGGTGAATACTTTGCAGCGGGTGTTGGCGGATCTATCACAGGTCGAGGGGCCGATTTGCTTATCAT